TATTTTGTTGTTGGATGAAGTTGAAAAAGCACACCCAGATGTTCTTACTGTGTTGTTACAGCTTATGGACAATGGATTTATCACAGGCAGCAATGGCAAAAAAGCAGATGGTCGCAATGCTATTATTATGATGACCAGTAATCTTGGTGCCGCTGACGCAGAAAAGAACAGTGTAGGATTTGGTAGTCTTGAACGCGACAGTGATCCCAAAGATGCCATCAACAGATTCTTTGCACCTGAGTTTCGTAATAGATTGGATGGTATTGTACGATTTGGCAAGCTGGATCATCTTACAATGGTCAAGGTTGTTAAAAAGTTCATTGATGAACTCAATACTCTGGTCAAAGACAAAAACATACATGTCAAACCCAATGCAGATGCAGTTGAGTTCTTGATAGAAAAAGGTTTTGACAGCAAAATGGGTGCCAGACCGTTGCAACGTGTGATTGATGATATGATCAAGAAACCGTTGAGTCGTGAAGTATTGTTTGGTAAACTTGTCAATGGTGGTGTTGTAGAAATTTCAGTGGAAGATAAAAAGCTCAAACTGAACATTGTTGATGTACTGCCTGTTAAAATTAAAAATGACTCTGCAGAAGTTACAAACTAAAAAACTGTTTTACGGACGCTGGCCCTACAAGGTCAGCACTCGTATACAGGGTGCGGCCTATATAAGGTACAGAGGATTTGATAATCTACACAATCTTGTAAAGGCCAAAGATGCCATAACTGGTATTCTTGCCACAGACATGGAACGGTATCTTGATAGGCTAGCACCTTATGTCAATGATATACAGCTCAGGATTGAACATTATACTGTCAATATGTTCTGCGAAAATAGAACCATGTATGATAGATTGTGCCGTGATTTCGAACCTTGGCTTGAAAGTGTCACAGAACCTGCCAGCGATGATGATTTAGCTGTATTGTTAAATCGTAAAAAAATCATCCTATGCAATGAACTGCCTGAAGGTCAGTATCAATATCGCGTGAGTTTTAAAACAATGCCTCCGGATACTAAAAATACCCTAGGTACATGGGCATCAAACAACTGTCCTGATCGAATTGGTATCAGCAACACCAACAAAGAACAGTTTGATCGTCATTGGCCGTGGGCTAATATATGGTTGTATGTAAAAGACAGTCCAACATTGACCATGCTGGCACTTGTATCACAAGGCTATATCAGCAAAGTAGAAGAATATATACCCAGATCTAGCATAAATATTATTTCATAAGGAAATAATATGGGTGCTCTGAGCCAAAGTTTTACATTCGTACCATCAGCCAATGTAGGTAATACAGCCACTACGGCTGTGGTATATCCTAATAGTACCAACACTACACAAACATATGTCAGCAACCCATTAAAAGGTGATGGATATTATGGTAGCAGTGATGGTGTACACACTGTACAATACACCATGAGCAATGACTTCATTGGTACTGTCACCATGCAGGCCACATTGGCAACCGCACCGCAGACATCTGATTGGTTCCTAGTCACAGATACCACCAGCGAATACACAGCAATGACCAATAATAATGCAAGCAGTGTAACCGCCAACATGGTGGACATTTATAATTTTGTAGGCAATTTTGTTTGGGTACAATGTGTGGTTGCCATCGATCACGGCAGCGTGTTTACTGTACAATACAATCACTGAAATCATAATCAATAAATACCCTATTATGCTATTAAATGAATTTTTTGGTCCTGCCATCAAAGCCGGCCGCAAACAAGAAGATCAAGAAACAGACAATCACACTGATGATGTGTTTTGGTATATAGTTGATCACGATCGTCTGCACAAGGATTATTTCCATCCCTTGGCACAAAAGATCAAACGCGATCACGCACAAGGTCGACTCAACAAAGAAGAATGTGTTGCAAAGTTCATGCCCATGGTCGAAAAAGGCTGCATGGAGTTTTATCACAAACACAAAATGAATGGCCGCCCTGGCAAGATGTTTCCTCGAGAAATGCGCGAAGACCTTTGCGAAAGATTATATGACCATTTCAGTGAAGGTATAATCAAAGGCGAATACAAGATAGGAGCCTGACATGCTGTTGAGAGAATTTTTCAAAGAAGATGCGATCAGTGATCTAGAAAAAGATCTCAAAAAACCTCTGAGCTATGATGCCATTGATCACATGATGAAGGCCATTGCCAAAAAAAATAATATCACTCCCCAACAACTGCATGATTTGTGGGTAGAAAAACATGGTATGATACCCGATGACTGGATCAAGCATAAAAATAAACAGTTCAACAAACTCAGCGAAGGCGGTAATGTATTTGCTGGCAAAACTACTGCTATCAAAATGGACGACATCACTCCTACATTAAATGCATATTTTGCAGAGCTACGAAGTCTATTTCCCAAGAAGGCCAAGATATTTGACGAACAACATTTTCAGCCATTGGGCAGTGTTCGTAAAAAAGAAGTATCCGGCGACATTGATCTAGGCGTCAGTGCCACAGATATATTAGACAAAGAAATGAGTGATGCCAGCATTGCTGCCTGGGGAGTTGATCCTCAAGCAGTGGCCGCAGAGTTTGAGGCACTAAAGAAGCGTGCTCGTACCAGTACACCGGAACAACTAAGAATGAAGGCATTCTTAAAACATCTAACGCTGTATATCAACAGTCATGCACCTACCCTGTACTGTGATGAAAAGAAAGTCACCGACGGCAACATTTTTGGATTGTTTCCACAGATCAATACACAAGGTCAACATGTAGGCAGTGGTGTACAAATAGATTGGATGATCGGCGACCTTAACTGGTTGCGATTCAGTTATCACAGTGCCGCATATCCCAAAGGCAGTAATGTCAAAGGACTGCATCGCACACAGTTGATGTTGGCCGCATTTCAGGTAGCAGGATTAAGTTTTAATCATGTCACCGGCGTCAAAGACAAACAAACAGGTGAGGTTATTGCCAGAGATCCTGATCAAGCACTGACAGTATTGAGCAAAGCACTGGGTTTCAAGATCACGCAAGCAGATGCCGAAGACTATTACAAACTTCACAAATTATTCAAGGCCAAGATGCGCCCTGAAGATTACAACACACTATTAAACATATATCTCAAGATCCTTGACAGTACTAGAGCCGACATTCCTGATGACATGCAAGACGAATGGCGCAAGCGTAAAGACAGTCTAGGACTTACAGGTAAGTTCTTGCCTGACACTTCAGCATTAAGGACACTACAATGAGCGGAGTAGCCGGCGCTGATCGTGTACGTAGTCGTCAAGACTTTCAACAGTTCCTAAAATCTTACAAAGACCTTATTGGTCAGTTTCCAGGATTTGTAGGGTTCAATCCCAGCGGCAGTTATAACAGCGATATGAGCAAGAATGATTTCGGTGACATCGATATCATTGTACATATCAAAAGCAACAAAGACAAAGCCACTGTCAAGAAAGAGCTACAGGCATTCCTACAACGTCAACCTGAAACAGTTATTGTTCCTTTTAGTTCTGCCAAACATGCAGGTAAGCGTAGTTATAATGCCGGCGAGTTGGTCAGTGTAAGATATCACGACGATTCATTGGGCTACAGTGCTCAGATTGATAATATTGTAGCACTTGATCAAACTGAGGCCACATTCAAACAACAGTTCCTAGATTGGCCTGCTGAAAAGCAAGGACTAATACTAGGATTGGTCAAGATTGCCGCAATCGAAACTGAACCTGCTGTGCTGTTTAAAAAATTAGGTATTACAGCACCCACACAACTAGAACAAAATCAAGAGTATGAGTTTAACCTAAGCAGTGTTGAATTGCAGTTGCGCTTGGTAACATATGATCCTGAACTATTATCACAGGGTCAATACCAGCAGATTGATAGAACGGTTGTATGGACCAGTAGAAATTTTGATGATATTCAAAAGCTATTGTACCAATATCACTTGGATGCTGGATTTGATCAGTTGTTGGCACAGAGCAAGCAAGTGATCAAGAACCCACGTAGCAATGCCAGAATGCAAGGAGTGTTTGGAAGTATGATTACAGTTAAAAGTGGAGAAGTAGGTACTGCCAAAGGTGCCAACAAGATTGCCGCATTAGATAAAATTAAATCAACACTGGGCGAGAATCGTAGTATATTCCGCGCACTACTAGAAGCACCACAAGCATCGACAGTGGTATTTGCATTTGGAAGATTCCAACCACCAACAGTTGGACATGAACTATTAATTAATGCTGTTAAACAAACTGCCGAACAGTTAGGTTGTCCTTATTACATCTATGTTAGTCGCACAGTAGGAAATACTCCTGCTACCAAACTAAAAAATCCTTTAAGCATTGATCAAAAGATGGGATACTTACAAAAGATGTTTCCAGGAACAAATTTTGTAGCCGCAGGCGATACAACTAGAACTCCAGTTGAGGTTGCCCGTGCTTTAAATTCCAAGTTTCAAAATCTAGTAATGGTTGCCGGATCAGATCGTGTTCCGGCATTTGAACAACTACTAAATCAACAAAACGGTGTTGACTATAACTTTCAAAGTATTAAAGTAGTGTCAGGTGGAGAGCGTGATCCTGATGCCGACGATGCGGTAGGCATGAGTGGAACCAAACTAAGACAGGCTGCCGCCGCAGATGACTTTGAGACATTCAAGCAAGGGTTACCAGGCAGTATCGATGATGCCACAGCACAACAACTCATGGCAGATGTCAAGGCAGGTATGACTCCTACACTCAAGGCCAAAAAAGCCAAGGAAGATCTTAATACAAAAAAATCCTGGGCTGACTACGGAATGCCTGACAAAGAACCTCCCAAAGAAAAAGTGTTCCACGGATGGACTGAGTATGAAAAGGCACAAAAAGAAAAACAACAGGCTGCCAACAAAACAGATCGTCCTGTGAAAGAAAAAATGATGCCAGCTGGTACATTTGCTGGCAGTGATAAAAACAAGCTAGGTGTTGCTGGTCAATGGCGCAACAAAGGTCCAAAGAAAAATAGTCCTGCTCGTCAAGGCGATCTAGTAGGTGGTGCCGAAGAAAGTATTGCAAGAGAAAACAATGATCTAGAGTCCAGTCCAAATTCCATCAAGCGTGGCACAGGATCACAAAACTATGTGAGCCGTACACAAGCACCCATGGGTCCAATGGAAGCAGTAAAGAGTGCGGCCGCAAGACTACAATCAGCACTACAGCGTGAAAAAGAGCGTAGACAAAGTCGCGAGCGACTGGGACAAGAGTTGTTGAATCCCAAAAAGCCAGAACCCAAACAAGTGCCTGTCGGCGAAGATGTAGAAAATATCATGGACGCACTCATTGATAGGATCATTGTAAATGAAGCAATATCGAATAACAAGCGATAATATTCCGCAGGATAGAGCCGATGATGCGTATCTAGCACCTGATGATCCTGTACACGAACTAAAAATAGTCCAGTACCTTGCAGGATTAGGCGGTGAGGCTAGGTTGGCCGAGTATCGTGCTCACCAATCTGCGGTAAATAAAGGTAGTAATATTAGTGCGACAGCCATGGAAAAAGTCAAGCTAATGAAAGAAAATGATATACAGCCTGGAACGCCTGAGTGGTTTCGACTTTGGTTTTCAAGGCCTTATTTGACAGACGAAAAACCAGTGGGAAAATAAAATGAGAGCAAGAGAGTTTATCAAAGAAAGTCTAGGATCACAAAACATGGCCAAGGATCAAGTGGCCAGTATTCCTAACGCTCATTATTTTCCAGACCTTGACAACAGCAGTGGATACAAGGCTTATAGATTTGGTGTTGCCTTGGCAGGAATGCCTGACTACCCCATGGACCTTGATGGATCTACTGGACTAAAAATGGTTACCATAGGTTATACAGATGCTGATGATATTATCATTGACAGTACATCAAAAATGTTTGGTGCACAGAAAGTAAGATTAACACCCAAGGGCAGTAGAGAACTAGCAGATACAAACACCGTAAGCCCTGTCAGCAACTGGATGAGTAAAAAATGAGAGCAAAAGAGTTTTTGGCGGAAAGACAAACAGTGAGTCTGGCCAGTCAACAGGCCATACCCGATATGACTGCTGTGGGCGTGCCTGGAGCTCCTGATGGTCCTACCAACTACTATCACAAGTATAGATTGGGTGTGTTGATGGCAGGTGCTCCTGCATTCCATCATCCCTATGCTGACAGCAGTGAATTTGTGGATGACATGGTCATGGTAGGTTATAGTCAAGCAGATGCTGACATTATCAATACAGCAAATGCCAAAATGGGTTACAAACAAAAACAAGTAACTCCAAGAGGTAGTAGTGAACTCAAGGACACCAACACAGTGAGTCCTGTAGCAAATTGGATGGGTAAAAAATGAAACACGAATTTAAAAAAATCAATCAAGGTGATGTAACACGCTATGTATTAGAGAGCGACAGCGGTGGTGCTACTGTTGCTGGAGCTGTGGCCACTGTTCCTATGCCCATGGGCAGTGTTCGTCGACGCAGTCCTGAAGAATCCAAAGAAACACCCAAGCCAAGAAATTTTGTGGCCAAGAATGCCAAGATGGGCGGTGCTGGTGCTCACAAGGATAAAAAGAAAGATCAAAAGCAAGGCATTGAAAAACACAAGAAACCATATGCAGAAGCAGCCAATGCCGCACAACAGGCTGCCATTGCCATCAACATGAAAAAGCATCACAAAAAACCCAAGAGCATGTCTGAAGGTGATGGTGGTGAAGAATACAACGACGAAGTAGGAATGGCTGACAGCAATATCCATACTATCATTCGTAGTGCCAAAGAATTAATCAATGTACTCGAGCCCATGGAAAACATGCCTGAGTGGGCGCAAGATAAACTTGCTCAGGTCAAAGGTATGTTGGTCAGTGTCAAAGACTACATTGAAAGCCAACACGAACACGGCAATATCTATCACACAGATGAAGATCACAGTACAGCATCAGGCGGGTTTGGTGCTGAAAGTTATGCCACCTACGCCAACGGTAATCACGGCCATGGTGTGTTTGAAACTGATGAAGAACATCCATTTGCGGCCTTTGCTAGAGAAAAAGGACTCAAAGTATCCAACAAAATGGGGTTGGATAAAAAACCTCAACAGCCTGTGGCTCACAGCAATCATCAGGTTGAACCAAATATAAAAAATAGCTCGGCATATCGCGAAGGCTATGCCGACGGCCTACGCGGACATCGTAATCCCAGAGCCAGCAGTATACACGGACCCATGACCAATATATATCTGCAAGGTTTTTCAGCAGGCCTACAAGCCAAAGCACACGGCCAATCTGAATCAGCACCGCCTGGATGGAAAGGCACAGTCAAGGCCATGAAGAAGCACAAGGACATTGATAATCCTTTTGCACTGGCATGGAGCATGAAAAACAAAGGTTATAAGAGTCACAAGCCCAATGTAGGCGAAGATGCTTATATTGAATCTTTGTTGGCCAAACTTGACGAACAATCAAAAAAGTCCTAGAGCAGGATCCGTTGGAGCCCGAAGAGGTTCCTGCTCCAAAGAAACCGGCAGCCAAACTAACTCCACAAATGGATTTGGATACCTGGAAGGCTACCTTCCAACAGGCTGACCCCGATCGTTATCGTCAGTTCAAAAATAAAAGCCCTGCCAAGAAAGATCAAATGGCTACTTCAGCATTGTATCATGCCAGAGAACCCAACAACGAAAATTTTGCCGATGGTAAAAAGCCCGGACGTAAAGGACTTGCCAAACGTAGCGGAGTAAATACTAAAGCATCGGTTAGCAGTTTGAGAAAGACCGCTAAACATAGTACAGGAGAAAAAGCTCGTATCGCTCACTGGTTAGCCAATATGAAAGCAGGAAGGGCCAAAAAGAAATGAAAATACTAGATCTCATCAACGAAGAATGGAGCCAAAAGTACAAGCACAGTATCAACTGCTCACATCCCAAAGGTTTTAGTCAACGGGCACATTGTGCTGGCAAGAAAAAACACGAAGAAAGTATAACCATGGAAATGGTATGTCCTGATTGTGGCATGTGTGAAACACACGGCAATGTAATGGAGATCAAGAAAGGTCAAAAGGACAGCAATGGTTATACCAAGTGCTGGCCCGGCCATCATGCCGCAGGTACTAAAACAGGCAAGAATGGTGGACAAGTTCGTAACTGTGTTCCAAACGAAGGTGTGGCGGAAGAGCTAGAACTTGAAGAACAGTTCAACATTATTGAATCTATGATTGAATACTGGGCCGAGCACCACGGTGTAGACAGTGATGTTATTTGGGAAGATCTTGAAGAAGTTGATGACGAAGAGTTGTTGAGCGAAGCCGAAGCCTGGCAAAAATCATCAGGGAAGAATAAGAACGGTGGATTGAATAAAAAAGGAGTGGCATCTTATCGCCGCAGTCATCCTGGCAGTCATTTACAAACTGCTGTAACTACCAAACCCAGCAAACTCAAAAAAGGCAGCAAGGCCAGCAAACGCCGTAAGAGTTTTTGTGCTAGAATGAAAGGCATGAAGAAACATCGTACTGGGGCCAAGACCAAACGAGATCCAAACAGCCGTATTAATAAATCACTGCGCAAGTGGCACTGTAATTAAATCAACTGAGGATTAAATGTTTACCAGAACTGATGTAAAAGTCATTTCCGATCCAGTATGCTGTGAACCCATCTATAAAATAGTTCCTGAAGATTTTCGTTACTACGACAAAGACGGGTTTGAACTAAATCGAGCAGAACAAAAATATTATCGTAGGATGAGACATCCTATAGAACATCGAATATTAAATCACGATTGTTGGCAGGAGCCATGGTTTGAACTAACAGGTTCCACTGATCTTATACTGGATCATTGTACCATATTACACAGATGTAGGTATGCGGAACATGCTCAGTATCAACTCAATAAAATCAAACAAACCATTCCTGAAGCAGATTTTATCCTGAACACCAAGGCCAAATGGGGTTATGATTTTGCCTTAGATGCGGTTGATCAACAAGGTCATACCTATGAGGTGCTACATGTAGAGTACGACAGCAATGACTATCTTGAATTTTTAGATCATTTGTATAATTTTGAACTGCTGGTGACCAGCATTGATTGGACCGATGCCGCACAACGCATAGATCAACATCGATCAGAATGGCAGGCTCTCAAAGGCTTTGATCAAAACAATTGGAAATCAAAGTTCCTGATCAACTGGGACCGAGCAGAATACACTGAAAAAACTTTGATATAATCGTTGCTTTATATATTTTTTCCTATATAATATAGCAATAGGAGATTATTATGAGCAAAGCATTTGGTGCACCCGAACAGGCCAAGATCAAACAGATCATTTCTGAAGGAATGACTGTGATGCAAGAAATTCAAGACCTTACAGAAGGACTGAACGAAACAATCAAAGCAGTGGCCGAAGAACTAGAGGTCAAACCCAGCGTTATTCGCAAAGCAATCAAGATCGCACAAAAAGATCAATGGGATCAAGTGTTCCGTGAGTTTGATGATC